AGAAACTCCTGCCACGAGTCGTTCATCTCTCTAATGAACTTGATGAACTCGCGGACAAGTACGATAGCGAAGACTGCGAAGATTCCTGCAATACCACCATTGATAAGTAAACTTAACGTTTGCTCAGGCAACTCTCAAGCTCCCTTTCCCAGCGCCGCGCGAGAGCCGTCCATGAGTACTCCATCCGTATCTGTAACTCACGACTCTCGTTACCGTTGCGTAGCTTGTTTACAATCGTTGTCGTCCACAACTCATCGTCAATCGGCAGCGGTAGCATAGTTACGCCGGGAGCGTTTGACCACAACTCCGGGAAGGCATCCGCATCCGAGACGATTACGTTACAGCCGGCAACAATCCCTTCCAGTACAGTCATTGAGAAGCCTTCGGTAGGTGCAATTGGATCACATGGATACGCCAGCACCGCGGAACGAGCCTGCTCAATCGACAACTGGCCTTGTCCAATACCCCCGTGGAACGTAACGTTCTTAGGCGAGGCGGTTCGGTACGTTCTAACAGCAACGGCCCGATCGTGCGTGATGTTTCGCTCGCCAAGAAAGTTATCCATCTCCAACCACTTATCGATATCATAGTAAACATGCAACTCCGCTTCGGGTACACGGTCGACGACGTTAGGCCAGATTCGAAGGAGATGATGCAACCCACGGTCTGGCGAAGACGAGTAGACAACGCGGTTCCACTCCCGCTTAGGCAGTGGACGGTTAACGAAGCGGTTGTAGTCAATACCGTTGGTAATCCTGGCTACCTGCTTGCTCTGAGTAATCTCCGGATAGATCTGATGAAACCTATCAGCGTGCCATTGTGACGGGTGGAAGTACTTATCGATAACCCAATCATAGACACCTACCTGGGCATCATTCAGCTGGAAGGCCAGCACACGGCACTTAGCTCTATCGTTAAAACGAAATAGCCACGAGGCGTCCCAGGCTACGAATACGTCATGCTCTAATGTCGTCATGATCGGAACGGCCATGGTCGTTGGTAGGTAATCGACCCCACCATATCGTCCAGTCTTGGTATCGTAGAAGACGATAACTTCGTGACCAAGACCGGCCAGCTCTTTCGAGATATTCACCATCGCGGTCTCACCGCCACCCACCTGGCGTACGCCGCTCACTAAGTCATCTGGGGTAAAGTCGCCCCACCAACCGTACGAAGAGCCAACTAGTATTCTCATGTCAACCTCTCAGTCCAATCGCTGAAAAGCGACCAGCCAATTATAAATGTCATGACCGTCATGTGTAACTTCAAACGCCTTGACTGCCTCGACAAGTTTCACATCGCCATTACGCAACGCCCAGGAGATCATTCCTTCGATATCCGAATCAACGAACTGATTGATATGGAACAGGTGCGGCAGTTCATCGTTGGAGAAACCAATGCGTGTGGCGTTGACCTTTGCCTGGTAGTCTTCTTCGTCAGCGTAGCCCAGTAGTTGCGAATGCTTCCGCGCCGACAGTGTACCTTCTTCGATATGCTGTCCTGGTCCCGAAAGTCGCCACTCTTCAAAGATAGTTGCAACCATATAACCACCAACAGCAGTAACGCGCAGGGCTTCGTCTGTGACCTTCATAGGGTCAACTACGTGCTCCATGATGTCCCCGAGCACGACGAGCTGGTAAGAACGGTCAGGGAATGGAAGCTTGTGCGCATCGCCCTGAGTGAACCATTTATGCTCCGCGGTCCAGTCATCAATGTCGAAGTGCATAGCGTAACTGCCAAACTCCAACGGGTCGTTGGCTGAGCCAATGTTGAGTACTATTGGCGGCTCCACGTGCGGTACCATCATGTAGTACTTCCACTGGAACGACATTCTCGGGCTCGCCGGATTAGGATTAGTGAACGATGTTATCTTGTGCATTGATAATCCTTTCTGCCAACTCAATCCATTGGCGCGCTCTAATGTCCCACGTGTTCTCAGTTGCCCACTCGATACCTAACTTACTAAGTCGCTCCCACCTACGCTTGTTACGCAGTTGAGATATCGCATTCAGGAAGTCATAGGTAAGCACCCCGCCCTTTACCGTTTCGGGTAACGCTGCGATGGGCGGCGCTATTACCGGAGTACCACTCGCCTGAGCTTCTAGGGTTGCCATACAGTAAGTCTCGGGCCAGTGAGTTGGATAGAAGACGGCCCACGCCTTACGTAACTCAGCTGCCAGGGCGTACCGGGCAAGCGGCGGGTGCATGAATACGTTCTCCATATCCGATAACCTGGGGAGGAATGGAGCCTCGACCTCATCGGACCAGCCATAGACGGCGGACCGGCCAAAGACGTGAAGCTCTAAATCGGGCCAGCGCTTGCGAACCTGCTGGAAGATATGCGCAGCGATAGGCAAGCCCCTATCGGGATTACTGACCCATACCAACCTATTCGCATCCCTGTCGTGATCACCTCCATTCTGGAATAGGCCGAGGTCCACTCCATCCCCGATGATTTCAACCGCGTCATCAGGTACAGGCCAGGTCTTGCGGTGATACTCTGATAGGAATACTATTTTATGAGCGGTAAGCCTAAACTCACCGGGCTGTGGTAGGTCATGCGACCAGAAGAAAGTAGCCTTCGAATTCCACGGAACGCCGTTCAACGCATCAAGCCATCGCGAAACAATCACAACGTCGTATGCCTGAGCGGTAACGTAGGGCGCCTGGGTATGTGCGTGATAGGTGACTCCTTCAAAGGTGCCGGCGGCTCCGTGAGTGATAACGTCAACCAGCTCTCCAGCCTTAGCGAGAGCCCTTGCGGTATAGGCAACGGACGATTCGCTACCGCCTAACGACTCCGTGTGGATGGTTGCCCCATTCCACGGCTTGCCCGCTATCAGGGGTACGATTAGCCACTTCATGCTAACCTCCCACCGGCGGGGTGTCGGCAGGAACAAGTGCGTCCCTGATTGCCTGGAAATGCTCTTCCGTAATACCAACGGTCGTCAGGTGGATGCACTTGATGTCGTAGTTAACCCAGATGTCCTGTCCGATATCGCGAAGCCGTTCGCTGAAGTATAAGTCTTCGCCCTTGCGATCCAGGAACTCAAACCACGGAGACAACCTACCGACGATACGCGCGAACTGAACATACCCGGCCGACTCGAGTACCGCGGCGGCGCCTTCCCTTAACGGGTTCCATGCGACGTCAAGCTTCTCGAAGATGTCCATCCGTATACATACACAACCGGCACCGATGGCATCTTCCTTCCGTAAGCCGGATGACGGGTAATCAATCAACGGCCAGTACATACCCGAGTACTCCGGCTCTTCAGCAATCTTGTAAACTTGTGGATGGTACGGCGGGCGTCTGTTAAAGTAAACGCCCGTAACAACTCCCAGGTCCATAGCCTGGTCAATAAGTACGCCCGCGTGCGGCGGGATAAGCGTGTCGTTGTCGACAAACCAGATCAAATCCGGCTTCTCGCCTTGACTTGCTTGTACCAAGAGATTACGTGCCTTACCTACAATCTGCGTATCCACTTCCACATGGATAAACATATGCTGCGGGAACTGGTTCTGCATTGTAAGTAACGCTCGATAATGATCTGGTCGTACCTGGTCTGCATGTGGTGTACAAAGCGCCACCGTAGCCATTTCATTATCCTTTCATAACATTTGGTGGGCGCCGCCTGATCAACGACGCCCACCTTTCCAAAGGAGAAGAAGCTACCGGATGGCCACCATCCGGACAGCATAGCCAAGGGCATCTTGAGTCCAGGACTTCGCCCTAAAGTACACGGCGGAGTTGTCCGCAGTCATGTAGATGAAGTGCGTTCCTGTACCCATAGAACCGCTCCGTGGGAACAAAAGGGCCACGGATGGCACGGCACCCAACGAGTGGACAATTGGACCGCTGGCATTAACGACCGCGCTGGTGTTTGGCGGACCCGCGATAACTTGCGCATCCGTCTGGACCGTCGCGTTACCGGCAACGATGGTAGCATCGACCACGCTAATGCCGACGTTCGCCAGGCCCACCTCGTACTGTCTTCCCATCTCTGGGAAGAACTTATCCGCTGTTTGCTTAGGCTTTGTAGGCATGGCTCACATCCTAATAGACAGTGCTGGTGTTGTACAGCCAACCGAAATCGATCTCCGGCTTGTGTACTTCCATGGTGTACTCGCCAAGGATCTCGTACCAGGTACCGTCCATAGTGCTGGGGAGCATCTTGGAAGAGAACGCGCGCCCATTCAACGGACCTAAGCCGACCTGCCCACGAGTACCGATGATCACATCACTCGGCCGTAGGTGCCGGTCTAGCACGATATCAAGCACACCGAAATCGGATTCAAACATCCCAACCGCAGCACCGGCTGTACGCTCTGTACGATCTGTCCGGATACGCGGGGTAGCCCAGGCGGTAATGCGACGCTTGTTGGTTCCGTTCACCAGGATGAAATCAGGGTTACCACCCTTCGCCCACATTTCCTGGAGAACACCATTCAGTACATCTTCCGTCAGGTCGCCACCTGCAAGGTTGGAGACCGTCGGCCAGCCCTCCGTAATACCGGGGAGCAAGATGTAATGCATCATACCGCCCATAGTGCTCTTTCGCGGAGGGCCTTCGTCGTAGGAGCGAACACCATAGAGAATGTTGAACTCCAGGTCAATGGCCAAACGCTTCAGAACCTTTGCTTCTTGATAGGCACGCTCGTTGGCGTACCCGTAACGGTCAATCACTTCCATCGTACCAGTCACAACGCACCAGTCTTTCAAGATCTGGGTATAGTTGTAAGGCATGACGATGTGAGTCTTCGTACCTTCGTCCCGGGCCAGTCCACCTTCTTGAGCTGAGTGAGCAATCTTCCGCCACTCAGAAGACACAGCGAAGTTAGTATCTGTACCACCAACGACCGCGACCAAGATGGTATCGCTATCCGGAGCACCCCCTGTGACCCGGAAGACGACGTTACCCAGCAAGATCAAATCGTCAGGAATAAGATACTTACCTTCATCTGTGTTAAGGGTCATCTGACCACTACCGGCGGTGTACGCGGCGAGTAGTGTGCCGCTTCTTGGCTCGAGCTCGTCTTCCATCCACTCGTGTTGAATTTGAGTGCACGGAGAGCGGAGTGAGTTGCGACCCACCATGTCGTGAACCGGAACATCGAAAGGGGACAGAAAGTCGATAGCCTCATCAATGTCACGCTTGATGTTGGTAGTATCGGTTACGGTGGAAATGATGCCGCGAGTTACTGTTGGGGGCATCTTTACCTCACACTAAATCGACTACTCTTCTTCAGTAGGTCTGACCGGGCTTACGGTACGCGGGTCAACGTGAGCCGCCCGCAATGCCAGCCATGTCGCTTCTTGATACCTACCCTGTCCGCGCAGGTCCTTGGCGGTCTTTCGAAAATCGTCCGCCTTCTGAACCCGCTTGTCCCCTACATTCCCGGTCGGTCCGCCGGTGTCAACCTTGGCGCCTGAAGTCGTTTCAGACTCGGCTTCTAAATCGCCTGCAGCCTTACGCGCCTCCGCTTGCGCTTCAAGTGACAATTTGAGGTTCTCAATTTCTTTTCGTTGCCCGATAACGTCTAGGCGGAGCTGTAGCTCACCTGGGCTATCGAACTCGATGCCGTCGACGTCTTCCAACGATAGTCCCCGTCGCAACACTTCCCTTAGGAGTGATGCTTCCTTGGCCGATTCGTTGGCGTATTCTGCTAGTGCTTCCATCTCTGTGGTGTCTGGTTGCACAGGTGGCTTCTGCACACGCCCGGCAGGGGCCGGGGTTGTAGGCGGAACAGCGGGCGGCTTCTTAGTAAGTGATTGAGCCAGCCGGTCCGCTCTGGCCTGGTGCTGTTGAGCTTCACGCTGAGATGTCTTTAGGGACGTCTCAACCTGAGCCTTCTCGGTCTGCAACTTCTCCAGGTCAGCCTGCATTTGAGCCATCTTCGCTTCAAGGTCTGCAGTAGACGAATCTTCGTGCCCTGCTCCCGTGTCCGGAACTTGAGTCTGCTTCGTCATGGTTTGTGCTCCTTCATTATATAAGTATATGTCACAATCGTCTAAAAGATATGGTGTTACTCCAAGTTAAGATATGGAGCGAAGTACTCACGTAGCTCTGGCGGAATGCTGCTGGGGTTATCGGCGAACTCACTAAACAGCCATGCGTACGCTTCTGGAGCCGCATTGATTGGACCATAGGTCTTAGCAACCCACATGCCGTAATCATAAGCCCGGCGGACTCGTTCGTCCGCACCCCTCCATTGCTCCACTGCATCCAGGAAGTCCGACTCCCAGCTATTCGGATCTCCCGACACGTGATACTCCCTATCGATGGTGTGCGCTAGCTCATGTCGATAAGTAAGCGCATCCTGCTTGTCCGCCGACAGTAAAGTGAAACGTTTGTGTGTGCGTAAGTAGTCACCTAGTTCTTTTTCATATGTATATCCAATCCGCCCTTCCATAGCTGGAGCGTACTCGGAAACGGTTACGTTCCTACGCGCCCACTCCTTCGCGTAATCCGTTAGCGCTTCATCGCTTTCCGGATTATACATTGGTTGTCTCTTTCCCACAAGCGTCTCTTGCTTAGCCCTGATGGACGTTGCAAGTAGTGGACTTCCTTCAGGACCTGATGGTGGCGGACCAAAGAACTGGGTCATACCATCTGTCCACTCATCCGTCTCCCCATTGACATAACGGTCCATGTCCTGGACTGCTTTCATGTAGTCATCGGAAAGGGCTGGTGCGCTCTCCAGGCTGACTTCATTCGGGGTAGCCCGTCCGTACCGATTTCGGTAATAGTAGTCCTTGAAGAAGTAAGCATAGTACGGATAGCGGAGCGCCCGGGCATTCTCATTGTCGATGTAGAACTTCAGACGACGCCACTCTTCCGGATGCTCCTGCTCCCACTTATCCCTATCCTTGTAGTAGATGGAATAGTACTGTCCCTTCAGCATCTCGAGTTCAAGGTCTCTATGACGGTCGAACTCTCCACGCTGTTGCTGAGCCAGTTCATACCAATCCGGGTGCGCTAAGATAAGGTCG